CTCGATGCACGTCTCTGACAATGTCATCACGCTCGCGAGCACGAACGCACCAGAGAAGCGTCCTGACCCACGGACAGAAGAGGGGCGCGCGGCTATCATCCGGCACCTCGACGCGATCGACGACCTGTTCGTCGGGGCGATAGCAGAAGGCCGGGGCATCTCTCTAGATGCTGTGCGGCAAGGATATGGCCGCGGTGCTTCGCTCCTCGCAGGAGACGCGAAGGAGCGAGGTATGATCGACGGCATCGCGGGGACTGGTCTTCGTGTTGTGGAAGAACCAAAAGCAACCGCCGTTGGCGGAAGCGAGGATAGCATGGACATTGAACAGTTGAAGTCCGAATACCCCGCAGTCTACAAGGCGGTGGTGGAGACGGGCGTCCATCAAGAGCGCGAGCGCGTTACGGCGCATCTCAAGCTCGCAGAATCGGGCGACCTAGAGACGGCGCTTGAGGCAATCAAGGGTGGCTCAGATCTGACTCAGACGATTTACGCGGCCCACATGGCGGCTGCATTGAATCGACGCGACAACCAGTCGCGGGACGAAAGCCCGCCATCACGCCGGGCCTGCTGGAACTCGATAACGTTGTGCTGCTGCCGCACGTCGGCAGTGCCACGATTGAAACCCGGACGAAAATGGCTGATCCCACCATCACCAACAACGACGTTGGTCAAATTGCGACTCAGCACAGCGACTACGAGAACCATTTGTGGACTGCCGGCGCTGCCGACACTCTCCTCGTGGGGACCATCATGGCGCGGCTGACGTCCACCGGTAAGTGGGGCATCTACGATCCCGGCGGCTCTTTGGGCCTTGAGATCGCCAGAGGCGTCCTGACCTACGAGGCTGTAGCCACCGCAGGCGGCGACGTCCCGGTGTCTATTCTCGTACGCGGCACGGTCAATCAGACGCGCCTCATTATCGACGCGGATGGCGACGACAGCAATGTCGACGAAGCCGTAACAGACGACCTTCTCGACCACGGTATCCTCGCGGTGCCTGTCTTGCAGATCGCTCAACTGGACAATCAGTAAGGGGGCTGGGGAACATGAGTACAGAACTCACTATCCGCATGCTGGACCTGTACAGGCAGCAAACGGAGACACCACGATTCTTGTCCGGCTTCTTTACGTCGCCGGCGAGAAACTTTCACACCACGGAAGAAGTCGAGATCGACATCCTGCGCGAAGACGAAGAAGTCGCTGTCGCAGTCATGGACATCACGGCGGGCGCCCGGAACAACCAGGCTACCATCCTGACGAACAAGCGGTTCAAGCCGCCTGTCTTCAAGGAGGCTGGGCCTATCTCGGCGTACGAGCTTCCTAAGCGCTCGGCCGGCCAAGACCCGTTCCAGAGCCCTGAGTACCAAGCGAACGCAATGCGAGCATCGATGGACATCACCCGTCGCTGCGAGCAGAAGGTCCGTCGAGCTGTTGAACTCATGGCGTCGCAGGTCTTGCAGACCGGCACGTTGACCATGAAGGACGCAGCCGGAGACAGCGTGTTCACGATGGACTTCTCTCCGAAGACCACTCACTTCCCGTCGAGCAGCGCCAACTGGAACACCACGTCCGACCCGATCGAAGATCTTCGTCTCCTGGCGAACGTCATTCGCAAGAACGGACGCGTTTCGCCACGTCGCGCAATCTTCGGGCGACAGGCGCTCGAGTACTTCCTCGACGATACCAAGGTCCAAGCTCGTCTCGACCTGCGCCGGTATGAACTCGGCAACATCCAAAAGCCTGAGACGCGTGGCTTCGGCGGCGTCTATCACGGCACCATCACAGTGGGTCAGTACGTTCTTGAGATCTGGTCCTACGACCAGCAGTACAAGGACGTGGAGACTGGAACGATCACGCAGTACGTCGATGACGACCTTGTGATCATCATGGGCGACGGACGACTGGACCTGACCTGGGGCGCAGTGCCTTACATCGGGGCTCAGGACTCACGAGTCCTACCGTTCCTTCCTGGCCGCGTCTCAAGCAGCGCGAACGGGATCGACCTCTTCCAGACCGCATGGCTGGAGAAGGACAACACGGCGCTCACCGTACAGGTGGCCGCTCGACCTCTGACCATCCCCACGGCGATCGACACGTTCGGCTGCCTTGACACAACCGGTTGATAATGACTGACGAGAAGGAGAGCGAGCCAGAGAGGACGTGGCCTCGGCCTACGACTGAACCGGCAAAGAAGAAGGTCGCCACCAAGAAGAGGGCGACCAAGAAGGCACCTTCTAAGCCGGCTACGTACAAGGTCGTTGAAGGCAAGGCGATCACAGTACGTGGGCGCATCGCCGGACCTGGCGACACCATCACGGCCGCCGACGTGGCGGACATCGAGGCGCTCCTTGGGCGCGGCTACATAGTGAAGGCGTAATGGGACTACGACAAGAGATCAGGCGACACTCGAAGATCATCCTCACGGATGCCACGACGGGTTTCGCCTGGTCCATTGTCGTTACCGATCCTGACGGCAAGTCGGCGTGCATCAGGGGGTTCACGACAGACATCGCCGATCTGATTGACCCGGAGACGGGCATTGGCATCAGCGGGCGGCAGGCGGAAGTCACGCTGCACATGGACTCGCTCCGGGCCGTGGGGCTCGAGCACCCTGCACACATCGCAAGCGGCGCAGGGAAGCCGTGGACGATCAAGTTCGATGACATCGAGGGGAAGCCTCACACGTTCAAGGTTATGCGTACGGCGCCTGACCGCGCCGTCGGTGTCATCCTGTGTTACCTAGAGGCTTACGTTGCATGATCCCGTTTCTCATAGACAAGCAGGATACGTCGGAGATAGTTCGCGACCAGATCGCGGCCATCCTGGCGACAGAGGCGGCGAGCCAGTACGACCTCGCAGTCTCGTCGGGCGAAGACCCGGCGCAGTGGACCTTCACTACATACAGTGAGCGCAACAACCCGTGGTCAGAGTTCCTAGATGCAGAGACTCCGCAGCCACCGGTCATCAACGTGACGCTCGAGCAATGCGACTACTCCATGACTACGTCGACCATCACCGGCGACTTCATCGCAACGTCCGCGCTGTTCAACATCGACTGCTACGGGCACGGGATGGCTCAGGACGACCTTGGCGACGGGCATACGGTGGGCGACCTCATGGGCTCGCTCGAGGCGCAGCGCACAGCGCGGTTCGTTCGGAACGTCTTCGCGTCGGCCTACTACACGTACCTCGGGATGCGCAAGACAGTTCACAGGCGCTGGATCGACAGCCTGACCATTATGCAGCCGCCCTTCGAGGACCGGGCACTGCAGCAAATTGTCGCGGCGCGGTTGGCGCTCCGCGTGGAGTTCAACGAGTTCGCGCCGCAGCACGTCGGGGAAACCCTCGAACTGATATCGGCCACGGTAAAACGAAAGAGAACCGGCGAAATATACTTCGTCGGGGAATATCCACAATGATGGGGGCAGCGCTATGAGTGTTGACGTTTCAGCGGTGGCGAGAGTTCTCGGCATCACGACAGAGTACAAGGATCTACGAGGCAACGCCGTCGTCTTCCTGCCGCAACGGGTAGCCGTTATCGGGCAGGGCTCGACTGCGAGCACCTACGTGGACACACCGGTGCAGTCCTCGCGGCCTGCGGACATCGGGACCACCTTCGGCTTCGGCTCTCCGCTGCATCTCACGGCGAAGAAGCTCTTCCCGACCAACGGGGACGGAGTCGGGACTATCCCGGTGACGTTCTATCCGTTGCAGGACAACGTCGGCGGCGTTGCATCAGCCGGCGACATTACGCCCACGGGCGCGGTGACTACGGGCGAGTCTGGCACGGTCTACGTGTACATTGGCGAGGTTCGGTCGGAGGCGATCACGCTGAACGATGTCGACCACGACACCATCGCGAAGATCTGCACAGAGATCCACACGCGCATCACTGCGATCCTCGACATGCCTGTGACCTCGACCGACAGCGCCACCACGGTGGACTTCGAGTCGAAGTGGGAGGGCGCAAGCGCTAACGGCATCGTCATCCGCATCGACGGGACTGTCCCTGGTGTCACGCTCGCGATCACGCAGCCGGTCAACGGCGCCGCAAACCCGCTCGTCGACCCTGCGCTGGCTCAGATCACCAGCAAGTGGGAGACGATGGTTCTCAACTGCCTGGACTCGGCAGACGAGATAGCGCTGGACGCCATCCAGACCCACGGCGAAGGACGCTGG